AGCTGGAGAAGCAGCTTGCCAATCTGTAATGTCATTGTTTGCTCCAATTTGATTTAAAGCAACTTTCCAAGTCCTATTGCCTCCAACTAGAAATTCGTTAAAATCTCCAGTCTCGCCAGCAATTGTAAAGTCTACAGAGGAGCCGACAATTGTATTTAAAGGGTCGTCTCCAGTATTGCCCCAATTGTAGGTAATGTCGTTAATTAGCAAAGGAGTAACCGCGCCTGTATATCCAGTTTTAAGTATTTGCAAATTCCAAACTAGACCGCCGTAATTGGTAGCATATCCCCCCTCATATTTTAAGCCGTAGTCATTTACAGGAGCGTTTTGGCCTGTTAAATTAACGTATGCTTTCACGTCCTCACTCGGCATTGTAAAACTAAAAGACAAGCTTGAGGATAAGAAAGTATTGCCTGGCGAGCTATACCACATTGCAGTATGATAACCAGAGCCTGGGACAACTGCAATTGTAAGCACGTCGCCTTCAGTATAGTAGTCTAAAGGAGTAACTCCGTTAACCGTAATCGTCCCAATACCTTCTCGAACGGCAAGTAATAACCTATAATCGTTCATTATCCTTTATTTATCTTGTTGTTTGCTTGACCTAAAACATAAACCAAATCCGTACCTCTAACCACAAACTCGCCGCTTACGTCTCTATTTTGGGCAAACATTCCGCCCTGGGCGCCGCCAGTAAATGAAGAGCCACCGCCAACACCTGAGCTTCCAACTGAAGAGCCACCGCCACCGCCGCCACCTCCGCCTTTTGAACCTCCTAAGCTTTTAGCTTTATTTGAAACAAAACCAGCCAAGGCTATCAAAGCAACTCCAGCACCAATCGCAACGGCTGGATTAAGGGTTTGCAAAGCTTTTTTAATGCCTTCAACTGCAAGTCCAGTTGCAATGGCTAATTGTCCAAGTTGATTTAAAATTCCAGCAAGACCACCAAGCAAAGCGGCTCCTCCAGCTTTTATTACATTACCACCACTTGCCAAAGCGTCCCCAATTGCAAAGGCAAAATCGCCAAGAGTTTGTTGCGCTCCAGTTTCAATAATTCCAGCAACTTGAGAATTAAATTCACTTAATCTTAAGACAAATGCAGTTAATTTTGAGTCGTCAATATCTGCTATTTCAGGAGCAATTTGAATTTTGCTTAAATCAATTTCTTGCAACTTGCCTAAAGATGGGGCAAGCTCAGAGGTAATTGTTTTTAATTTATCAAATGCATCGTTTCTTAGCTTGTTTCCTAATTCAGTTTGAGTTATTAATTCGTCCTCAAGTTTTAATTCTTTTTCTTTTTCAGAATTTAGAGCTTTTGAGCTTTCAACTTTTACTTTAGCAAAATTTGCACCTTGTGAATTAAAGTCAACAATAGAAGACTCTAATTTTATATTTTGCTCTGCTAGTCTTGCCCTTTCTTGCGCACTTGTAACTTGTTCGTCTATTAAGTCCTTAATTTTAGATTCAATACTTGCCGCCTCGGAAAATGCAGCCGAACCAGCACCGCCAGCCGCCGCTCCTATTGCTCTTCTTTGCTCGTCTTCTCTTCTTGCTCTTTCTTGGTCTTGTAATTTTTTACTTATTTCTATAGCTCTTTGCTCTTCTTGTAATAAAAGAGTTAAAGTATCGGCGGTGTTTTTATCAATTTGAGATGAGAAAGCTTTAGCCTTTGCCAAAGCTAAAATATCATTAGTTAAGGACTTGTAAGCATTACCAACGTTTCCAGTTAATATTTCCTCATCGCTTAAATTCTTTAAATATTCAGGCGCTAATTTTCTTAATTCATTAACTGCTGCTAACCTTTTTTCAAGACTTAATGTCGTGTTCTCGGCTTGTACTTGCAGCAACTTATAATTGGAAATTTCCTTTTGGGCGTTAATTTGTCCTTGTAGGGTAGCTTTTGCAATTCCATCTAAATTTTCTCTAAATTCTTCTAATTGGTCGCTTAAAGATTTAGCCGCCTCCTCTGTTTTAAAAAATCCTTTTTGTTGTAAAATAGTAAATACAGTCGTAAGAATAGAAATACCTAATACAAGCGCGTTTCCTGAGCTTAAAATTGACCCTAAAGCGGATTTTAAAGCCGCTCCAGTTGAGCCAGTACTATTTTTTAATACTTGAAAAGAGCCAGCAAGCTGAGTAATGTTGTTACCGACTCCAATAATACCAAATGGCGCGTCTTGAATAATACGAGCAAAGTCAATACCTACTGAATTGTAACCTTGTGTTGCTTGGCCCAATCTTTGTATTTGTGGCGCCGTTGCTTGAGCCGCTTTTCCTAATTTGTCAAGTTGACCAGTCGCGGTATTTACGCCATTGGTTAGACCAACAACGTTTGCCCCAATCTCAACCTCTATTCTTGGATTTGCCATTTCTTTCTAGTTTACTTGCAATTTCCAACAATTTCTTTGCTTTAGCAAAGTCTTGCGGTGTTGACTCTACAGGCTTGCCAAAGTTATCCCAAGGCAAAGGCCAAAGTTTCTTTGGGTCTAGATTAGCTCCCTTCTTTAAATGTGGATGCAAACCAATTACCGCTTGTACTCGCATTGCCTCAATCATGTCTTTTTGGTCAATCTCATGGCCTTTTACTAATGCCTTTAACTCTTTACGGCTTAACGAAAAAAGCTGCTCATAAGGGAGTTTAGTCCGACCTACGAGCAGCATTAAATTTTCGCGAGCTGAATAATCCTCGCTTTCGTCTTCACTTATGTTTTTTTTTCTTGGCTTTCACCAACGCCTAACTCTAAAAGCAAGTCGGCCAAAACATCGTTAAACAATTTCATTACATCTTTGCCCTCAATCCAAACCTTTAATTCGTCTAAACTTACGGGATTTGTTGACTTTCTTAGGCAAGCTACTTTATGGCATTCGTGTAGCAAAGCATAAATTAAATCAATTTTAGGTATTGCTTGACCACTAAAAGCGTCTGAAATCCCTTGTCCTGTAAAATCCTCAAAGTTGGCCAAAGCGCCTAAATTTGGGTAAAAGAAAATCTCCCCTTCTTTAAAAGGAGCTGAATGGTACTTAGCCATATATTTTGTTTAGGTTGGTATTACCGTAATTGTAGGCGCTCCAGCAAAGTCAAAAGTTCCTGAGAAAGATACTTGAGAGTTTCTTTCCGCGGTAATTTCAACTGAGTTTAATTGTGCGTCTACGGTTATGATTTTGTCGCCTGATTCAGTACCTCCAAAAACCAATTCGTACACTTTTCCGATGTCTTCCATCAAATCAAAAGCTGAAAGGTTAGATACTCCAGTTGATGCAAAATCGAGGTCTCCGCTAAAAGAGAAAGAGCCTGATTTGTCGCCGCCTTCTAGTCTTACGCCATAATCGCCCGTGCAATCGTTTCTAACTACGACTGATTCGTTTGAAATAGAGACTGAAGCTGAGGTTTTACAAACGACTGGAAGCGAGTTCCATTCGAAAGTGAAGAAATTTCCTAATTGATATGTTGCCATTGCTTATTCGTTTTAACAAATATACATAAATTTTTATTTACTAAGATACTTGGAAAATATCCAAGGTGTAGGATAATATTTTTTGGTAAGCTATTTGGCTTGAGCCTTGCTCTATTTGAGTCCTACTAAAGTTTTTTCGAATATCTAAAACTTGCAAATCTCCTGGCAATGTCAAATAATCCAAGGTCATTTTTAATTGAATTGCATTGGAAATATTTTCCGAAAGCTTTTTACCTCCATTGCCTTGCGCAAACTTTGTTACAATGTTAATTTGAAACGTTGCGTTTTGTCTAATTGAGCAATCGTTATTTGTTGTTTCGGCCTCGTTTTGGTCTGTTATAAGCACATAAGCCGCCGAGCCTTGGTAGTTAGCTGGGTTAATGCCAGGCGGTAATTCAGTATCGTAAACGGGCAAAGTTACTCCGCTAAGAGTCAAAGGCGAAATTGCTGCAATTACCGCAATTCGTATGTCTGTGGCTATTTCTCTCATCCTAAATCTTTGTTTATCTCGTTTTCAATATCGGTGACTAAATTAGCGGTATTCCTAAAGAAAGCTGGCATTAAATAAGGCTGGCCAATAATTCGGCCTTGTCCGTTTCTGTAAAACCTTCTAGCAATGTCCCTTACTTCTTGCGTGTATTGTGGATTAGATAAAATCTCTCTTGCACTTAATCCAGTTCCAAATTCTAACCAAGCCTCAATCTCAAATACTGGGTCTCCAGATTGTACGCCAACTCTCCAATTTAACCCTCCCTCTTCAACTACTTTGTCAATCCTTTGCTTAATATTTAGCGGCTGGCCTTCCCAACTGCTAGGAGCGTTTCTAATTGCCTCAATCTCAATATCAGTTGCCGTGCTTGCCAAAATATCTTTTACCGCCTCAATTACAATATCGCTTTGCTTGTCCAGGTCTTTTAAAGCGGCGTCTAATCCTTTTACCGTAACCGCCATTACACTCCAACCATATTAATAATGTACTCTTTGTGTTGCCTTTGCTCGTCTAATTGAACGCCAGTAATTTTGTAATACCTGGTCCTATAATATACCTGGTAAAGTTCGCTAGGAATAAAAGAAACTCGGTATTGTATTGCAATTTGGTAAGTATTTGGCAAAACCATTTCGCCAGCTTCTAAAGCGTTTCCGCCTCTAGTTTGGTTAACAGAGGCAAAGGTTGATAAAACGGTTGAGGGAGTCACGGTTGTGCCGCCAGCGCCGTCGCTTATAGCCTGAAAGGAGACAAAGTCAACTTTTTGGTCGTACTTTCCAAAGTTTATCATACGAATAGGTCCGCTCTATATTTTAACTCGGTTGAGATGCTGGCCTTTTGGGCGTATTGCTCTTGTACTGTAATCAAGTTTTGTCTAAAGGCGAAATCAGTTGCAATCCTTTTAAGCATTGCTATTCTAAGGTCTTGAGGCAAAAGGTTTGAATTGTTAAAGCCAGCCGTATAAGTATAATTGGCTACCTCGGTTGTGTCGGTTGTTACGTCCGCCACCCAAGGCCCAATTGGGTAAATTCTTTGTCCTGTTTTGTTATCCGTTACAACTACGTTTCTCTCGACGTAAAGCATTCCGCTGGCCTTCTCGCTTTCAATTCTAGCCGCTGGAATTAGCGTGCCAGTTAGGAGCGTGTCCCAGTCTGAGAAATCAATTTGAAGCCAAGCCTTAGCCTCTGCCAATGTGATTGGCTCGGTTGCTACCTGGTAGTTATATCTAATGTCTACGGGTCTAATTACGCTCATTTTTTCTTATAGTCTTGTTTGTCCACTTTTATCCAAACCGCCAAGCCTTTGTCGACCAAATAGGTGTCGTAAGTCTTGCCAACGCTTAAAATTTCGTCTTTTTTAAACGGCTCTAAATCAACCAATAATTTTATCATAAAGATACTATTTATTTCATTAAATGTTTTTTCTCATTCCAAGGCTCAACATCGGTCCAAACTCGATACGAATGGAAAACGTAAAGCGAACGGATTAAACCAATCTTTAAACCAAGCTCTTTAACTCTCATCGAAAACAATGAATCAAAAGCCAGGCTATTCTCGACAAATTTAATTTTCTTCCAAGTCTTGTATTGAAATGCCATAAAGAAACCCGCAATGTATTCGTTTATTTCTTGTACCCCAGCTTCCCCGTAAGTCATGGCAATATCATAATGATTTTTTACGTTTAGGTCGTAGCTAAAGGCTTTCTCGTGCAATTGATGTTTTGACCTTAGCCGATTCGTATAGCATCCAACCAATCCAAATTTGTCGCCATCTAAAGACAAAGCATCGTTTATTCTTTTCCCCCAATCTGGCGTCAAGTACAAAATATCTCCGTCTTGCATTACAATCCAATCCTCGTCGTTTGCATTTAAGCTACTCAAATAATCATTGTATGCTTTGCCTATATTTTTGTCTAAACTGAAAGGATTTGAGTAAAATATTCTCATTTGTAGTTTACAAATTCAGGATGTTTTGAGAACTCTTCGTAAAGCTTTAAATTTATTTTACCGCTTTGTCTTCTTTCATTAATTGATAAAGACGAATCGACGGCAAAACGCCAATCTAAAACATCAAATAAATCAAGGCTATTTTTTACATCCATAAATGGTTTAGGAGTTAGTCCTAAGTCATGTATTCTTTGACTGTATTCGACGTGTTCAAATCCCCACAAGCCAAATTGAGGTCTCATTCCGCCAGCTACTTTAAGACATATATTTTTTAAGTAAAGCATACATCCATTAGGAGCGGTATATGTCATTAATCCTTTATGTTCGCCATTAAATCTAATTGAGGGACTATAAATAATGTTGTTGCTTTTTTTGTCAAAGGTCAAGCACAAATGGTTAGCTCCAGAATTAATGTAAGGCTTAAACCAATCATGTGTTTTTGGTCTTACATCGTCGTCACAAAGGAAAATGTGGTCATATTTTTCCGCTAATTCTAAACACTTGTTTTTAGCCTTAGCTATTCCAACATTTTGCTCAAACCTATAATTAGATTTAACAGGAGTTTTGGATGCATCGTCAACAACAAAAATTGTAGCATTGCTTGGCAAATATTTTTGCCATTCGTCCAATGTTTCTTCAAATACTTCTTTCCTATTGTGAGTTGTTAAACAGACTGCAATTGTTTCCATTCTAAGAATTTTGGATGTTCTGAAAATAAAGTTTGATTATATTTTTTATTGAATAATTCTAGCTTAGACCACATCAAATCATTTTTATCATGAACGCTCCTTTGTTTTAATGTTTGGCTACCCAAATGATTTACTTTTGAAGAGGGGACCAACATTGGCGGCATATTAATTATTTTTAATTGCTCAACTAAAGAATTGTCAGCAAACCAAAAATCAAAATCCTCATCTAGTCCGCCAATCTCATTATATAATGACCTTTTCATCATAAACGCCCAACCTGATAAATTTCTACCACATTGCCAGCCTATTTCATTTTCTGTAACGTCCTTTTGCCTAAAGTCAGCCATTGCAATAGGACTAACAATAGGATAATCCGCAGCTAATAAACCATGTAGCCAGCCATTTTTAAATATCAAATCATTATTACAAAACATTACCCAGGGAGCATTACCACGAACTGCGCCAAAATTTAAAAATTTGTTATAATTAAATTTGGAATGAGGATTATATGTGGCTGCATTTTGATAAAATAAATTACTTTTTTCTTCTACTACAATACAATTGACTTCCAAGCCATTTGCTGCTTGTATGCAACTATTAATGGCTTGCTGAGTCATTCTTGGACCCATTTTAGTAGCGTTTGATATAAAAACCACGTCTACAATTGGATTCATATTAATTTTTCGTTTGTTTCTTAGGTTAGGGATGTACTCTTGAGCAACGGTTGTTAAATCACTAAAATCGTAATGGTAAAGGACTTTATTTATTTTAAACTCAGACTTTAAATGTGGTTTTAAAATCTTTGCGTAACCAGCATCCTCGGCTCTTGGTAAACTTGGAAAAGAAACCTTTGTAGAAATTTCTTTTTTTATTACTGGGATGTGATTTGGTAGCCTAAAGTATGCGTCCTCAGTATTGTAGTCGTTAGGAAAATCTTTAGAATAGTAACAGATTTTAGGATTGTTTCCATTTAGTGAAACCGAAACCTCAAATACAATCGAATCTGCATTAGAGTTAATTCCCTCTAAAATAGTTGAAATGTAATCTGGCTCAATACGGTCGTCACAATCAACAAATGAAATGTATTTACCACTTGCTATGCTTATCATAAGATTTCTCTTATCTCCTAGCATAATCGTTTTGTTGTCAATTAAATAGATAATCTCAACCTCTTTTTGGTCTTGCTCTGGCAATGCTTCTAATTGACTATAAAGCATATCCAATGATTTAGGCAAAAAGGTATTTCTTCGGCCTGAAACTGAAGGGACTAAAATTGATAATTTCATTTAAACCAAATTATTCCTGTACCTGAATGATGACCAATATCAGTCCAATCTGCTTTCTGCTCTGGAATTTCTTCCCAAAGTTTAGAAAGCTCATTAAAAAGCACAATATCGTCCATTAAAACTATCCCTTTCCATTTAATTTCCCTTAAATGGTTTAAAACTTCTTGTTCGTAAATCCCGTCGTGCATTGTGTCAATAAACAATAAATCAAAAGAATTATCAATTAATAAATGTCCGTTTTCTGAAAGGTGAAAATTTAGATTTTGTGGCTTATAATTAAGAGAAATTTGATTTTCAATATCAAAACTTAAAACTTCATTTTCAGATTGAGCTAAACAAAAAGCAGAATGACCGCGCAAGCTTCCAAGCTCCATTATTTTTCCTTTTACCTGGCTACCTAACCAAACTAAAAGTCTGTAATGCTCAATTCCAGCTGGTTCGTCAATATATTGTAAATTGGTATCATTTTCAGGAATTGATTCCATGATTTTAACCATGTCAATTGCATTGAGCGTTTTTTTAGTAGGCTTTTTCATTATTAAATTTCTCCGCAAGGCTTACAATTTTTCTTAAAATACATTTCGCATTGTGTTCCTTCATGATTGCTTGGTTCCTTATCAAAGTAAATTTGCATCTCGCTGGGCTTTGCCGTGTACCGCTCGCAAGAGTTTTTTAGCTTGCATCTTTGCGGCTTACACATCGTAAATGTTGCCATATCTTATTATTTATTTTAAAGTAAATGATTTTAAACGCGTTAAACAAAAAAAGGCGGGAAAAATTCCCGCCCTTTCACCATTTAACTAAACACACACTAAATTATTAGGTAGTCTCAAGAAGAGCCTTAGCAGCTGCAAAAGTTCCTTTAACCAATACTGGAGTATCGTTAGCGGAGATAAATTGCACCAATCTTTGCTCGATTCTTACAGTCTTCAAGTTGTCAATAAAGTCGTCACCAGACTCTCCAATTGCCACTTGCAAACCGCTTCTCAAACGTACATTGATAACTGAAAGGTCGCCTCCAATAAAATCAGCAGCCGTGCCAGTCAAAGCGTTTGTTGGGATAATTTGAACTCCCCAAGCATTGATTCCACCGTTAGCGTTGAAAGTAACGCCAGCTGGCAAAATGTACTGGTTAGTACTATCTTTTACCGATAGCATAACGTGGTATGCTCCAGTCTCAACAAATACGCCAGATGCGCTTCCATTGGCCGCGTGTACTTGTGCGATAATTCCGTGGATAACATCCCAGTTGGAAGCCGCCTCAACACTACCAGCCATAGAAGCTCCAGTAAATGTGGTTGACTTAGAAAGCAAACCAGAAAGCTGAGGAGATGTACCGTTACCAGTAAACAATTGATTTTCAATTACAGTCTCAACACGCTTAACTCCATTGGATTGGATGTAAGAAGCCAAATAAGCGGCATCTTCCAACATTTCCATAGAAACTTTCATGTGTACACCGATTTTCTCAACCTTAGCTCTCTGCTCTTTGTATTGAACATCGATTTGAGTTTTCTCAGTTCCTTCGCCAATAAATACTGGCGTTCCTTCTTGGTCGTACTCTTCAACCCAAACCGCGTATTGTGTACCGATTGCTCCAACGCTTGCGTTAGATAGGTAAACCAACAAACGCTGGCGGATAGGAGAAACAACACCAGTAAACTCGGAGATTGTTACTTGAGAGCTTGAGTTAGCGTTAGCAATAGTCGAAGCCAAAGTAATAGTTCCAACTGCTTTCTCGCTAATTTCAAACACCAAAGGAGCCTTAAGACGAGCGTTAGGCTCAGACTTTAGACGCTCGATTTCAGCTTGCACAGGAGCGTAAGCCTTCATGAAAGCGGTTTTGAAATCTTCGCCGCTTACTTCTTTTTCTACTGCATTCTTTTGCATTGCAATGTCCAACTTATCAAGTTGCTTTTGCATTTCTGCTGCCTCTTCTTTGGTTACTACACCATTAAAAGACTTTAATAGGCTTTCAGCCTTTTCGAAAGCCTCATTGGCTTTAGTTTCTGCATTTGCTGCTTTTGCTTTTAGAGCTTCGCCAGCCTCTGCAATGACTGCCTTTACGGCATCGATTGTTAGATTTTCCATGATTCAAATTGTTTTTTTAGTTCGTTTATTGTTATTGTCTCAACTTGTACGGCTTCTTTTTCTACTAAAGTAACCAGGGCTGGCTTTAGCATTTCCAAAAGTGATTTTAGCTGATTCTCTAATTTTTCTAATGTTTCGTCGGTTGCGTCGGAGGTCTTTACAAACTTCTCAAGTCTAGTAAGGTACTCAAACGCGTCCGCTTCGCTTTTAAGGTCAATAAAGGTTGTTTCAGGATTGGCGCCTAAGAATTGAACCGCGCTACCTTCGTACATCATGACCTCTCTAATTCTATTCATTTTGGCCTCCTGGTCATACTCTTCTTTAATAGTTCTAAAACCAAACGAATGCTGGTTGATAAGTTCGCTCTCAATCATTTTCTGAAAGTCTTGGCCAGCTGCATGAGTTCCAATTTTTGCCTCGTATCGCAATCCTCTTTGGTCTTCGTAAAGATTGTTCATTTTAGCGACAACTTTATTTTTGTCGTGGTCTAGCAAATATTTAATTAATTGCTTGCCTTGTGGGCCACGTTCCATAATTGTCTTGGTAAACGCGCCTGGCTCAATTACATCGCCGTCCAAGTCTTTGTTACCGAAAACGGCAAAGTAACCCGAAACAATCCCTTGTTTCATGTCGCTATCTGTAAAGCCTTGGTTCAATCCTTTTTTTACAAACCACATATCGCTAGTCTTTTCTAATTCCTTTATTTTATTTCTACTCCAAACTAATCCCTCTTTTCCGCCCCAAGCGTCGTACATTAAACGACCGCAACCGTCTTCATAAGAGCTAGAGCTTTCTAAATCAACCTCATGGCGGCTTAGATAGCTAAACATTCTTTTAATCGTGTCAACTGACAAAGGCTCGCCGTTTGCTAGCTGGTTTGCTCTTTGTTTGCCTACTGGCGTTCCGCAAGGGCCCCAGCCGTACTCATCAACATATTTCAAAACGCTTCTAGCGTTGTTTCTGACCGCCTCGGGATAATCTGAATATGATTGCTCGGCTTTGTCTAGCATTGCTTATTCGTTTAGACAAATATACAAATAAAAAAAATTAGGAAACAAAAGGCGATTTAATCCATCTCCAATAGTAGTATTATTGTTTCATCGTACAAAAGATTAGCAATCCACTCGGTTTGATTTTCCCTAGTAAATTCTGAAGACTCAATTTCTTTTATTGTCTTTAAATAAAGATTTGCAGCCTCTTTAAATTTAAGCTCATTTTGTAGCTTAATCATTTGGTCGCTTATTTCTTGAGCCTTTGAAAAGTCAAACATTTTAATTTTTTAGTTTGCTAGCTTAATCGTATTTATATCAACTCCAATTTGTTGCAAATATTGAACAAATGTATTGTAAATATTTGGGCTTTTGGTTTTTAGGCCATTGTTGTCGTAAACAAAAGCGGTGTAAGTTTCTGCAAATAATTCGTAAAAATCTGTTTTACCATATTCTGTTATTGCGTCCCTTGTCGATAATCCGTTTCTTGTTAAAATATTTTTCCAGCCAAATAAATCTCTATCTTTCCAAGCTTGCATCATATGTGCCGATTCGTGAGTTATTGTACCAGCAATATTTTCTTTTCCAGTTTGTGCTTTCATTGCGGCGGTAACGCTCCAAAATCTAAACTCTCCATTTGGTTCAATATACCCAATAATATTTCTTGTTTTTTCGTCATAAACCGTTGTTAATCCATTAACAATTGAACCTTTTTTATAACCTGATTTTAACAAATTTTCAATATCTGTATTATTTAAAGCTAATTTAACTGGCTTAAAATCAATTACATCTCCTTTTTTTGCTTTTATATTTATATATGTTCCTCTAACAGAACAAGTCCCACTTGCACTTGATGGCATCGCTCCACCAATTTTTGCGCCAATGGCTATTTGTTCTCTAATTCCAGTAAATCCTAATTCTTGAATAAATTTAAAATGACCAGCTTTTGTACTTTGAGCTGGAGTTCTAATAGCTAATGAAGAACCATTTTGATTCATCATATCATTAACTCCGTCAGATTTAGCTAAAATATCGTTTATCTTTTTAATTGTGGCTTTGTCTTGTGTTGTGTAAATAAGCTCATCTTTCAATTGAGTATTTGCAACGCTTGGAGGATTTAGATTTGTGGTTGTTGGTAATGGAGTTATTGCCCTAACAACTGGAGCCGAGCCATTAAAGGTATTAGGAAAATTCCTTTTAGC